CCTGACACTCAATCAGACTTTCAAGATTTACAAGGTGATGGCGGTAAAGTGCAAATGGTTATGGGTGGCGATACTGTAATCATATTTCAAGAGCGTGCAATCTGGGAGATGGAATATATTGGTTCTCCTTTAGTTTGGAGACTGACTAATACAATAGTCAACATGGGAACTCCAGCCGCGAGGAGCGTGGTTCGCTATGGTGATAGTTGTTTCTTTTATTCCCAAGACGGATTTATGAGATACGACTTAGGAGGAAGAATAACTCGCATTGGGGACAAAAAAGTAGATTTGTTTTTTGCCGCACGAGAACAAACAACCAGACGCTTCCGAATGACCAGCGAAGTAGATGTACCTAATGCTAAAGTTGTTTGGTCTTATTGTACAGGCGAAGGTGATCCGACTGAATTAATAATTTATGATATAAAAACGGACAGCTGGAGTTTTGTTCAAATAGATCATCAGATTATTTATTTTGGAAGATCACAAGGTTTTACATTAGAGGGTTTAGATTCTATTAATAGTTCTCTTGATGCGCTACCAGCAAGTTTAGATGCAGATCTGTATAAAGGTGGTCAGCTTGCACTTTTTGTTTTTGATACTAATAATAAATCAGGAACATTCAACGGATCGGCTTTAACAGCAAGAATAGAAACTGGAGAGGTTGCAACTGAAGATATGGAGTTGCTTTTTTGTGACCGGGTAAGACCTTTGGTTACAGGTGCAACAGCTACCAATACAGTATTTTTAGCTACAAGAGATTCTTTAAATTCAGACTTTACCTATACATCCGGTCAAACTGTTAACAGCATTGGTGAACATAACTTCAGAAAGACTGCAAGATATATGAGATTTCGTGTAGACATTGCTGGGGGTTTTGATGAAGCAATAGGAGTTCGAGCTAACCTAGATTCTAAAGGTCGTAGATAATGGCATTTGACCCACAAAAGGAAGAACGACTAAGACTTTATGCTAATCAAAATATAGGCGATGCAACTTATGCATTTGCAAATGTTCCTCTAATGGATTCAATAAATGCAAATCAATTTGATGCTAAAAGTTTGCCCTATCAAGATATTTTAGATGGTGTAAGTCTTAAAGGAATTGGATTAAAAAACTTTTCTGTCCATGATGGCAATATTGTTGATAAAGTATTTTCAGCAAGAGCCAAAGCATTAAATAATGACAAGTCTGGTGGCGAACTAGCTGTCATTCGTAAAATGAAAGAGTGGGGTGATCAAAACAATCCCGCAGTTTCGACTTTTGTTCAAACAGGTATTTTAGTGCCGGGTGTTACTAAAGACGCATTATTAGAAGCGTATGATTTTGGGTTACGGTTTGATGCCGAGAAAATGCAAACGAAACCAAAAGGTTTTTTTAAAAGTTTGCTAAAAGGCAATATTGGTGCAATAGCTGGACTTGCGTTAGCACCTTTTACCGGAGGCGCAAGTATACCCGCTGGTGTTGGATCGCAAAATTTAATTGAAGGCGAAAACAATCCATTTAATGTCTTTGGAGTAGAAGCCGCTATAGCATCTGATATAATTCAATCTGGAAAAAGAGGATTAAGCCAAGGCAAGGGGTCAACTGATTCATCTTTTTTAAGCAATGTTGGCAGTCCAACAAATATAACTGCACCAAAGGGATCGGCTTTATATAATGCACAAATAGCCGCTAACGCAAGTTCTGCTGGTTCAACTAATTTAGCCATGCCAACTCGCAAAGAGTATAAACAACCAACGTATCCAATAAATACAATACAAAATGCTTTAGGTAATAATACGATGCAACCTGCTAATTTTTCTTTACAACCAGAATCAGATCCGGTAATTAGAGATTTAAACGTTTTATTTAATGATCCATATTATCGTAGAGCCGTTACTTCTACTCCGGGAGATCCGACAGGAAATGCACCTCCTTTAGAAAATATAACCAGACTATTTCAATTTCCGGGTATGCAAGATCCGCAGTTAGGTGAGGACATTGTTAAAAGAGCTTTGTATTTAGGGGAGTTAGTAAATCCTTATTTAAAAGCTGGAGGTACTCCGGGATCTGTTGCAGAAGCTATGGGCAATCAAAATCCTACTAATAACCAACCACAAATAAATCTTATGGATTTAGTAAATCCTTTTCTTGCGGCGTTTACTCCTCAACAAGCACAAAGTTTAAACCTACCGGAGATTGGAGGTAGCTACAATTATAGATTTGCTCCAGTTCAATTTGGCGATAATCCTTTAGGAGTTCAAAGTCAGATAGCTGAACAATCATCAGAGGGTTTAAGTCAAAATTCATTTGATTTACAAGATATCATTAGACAAATACAACGAGGTAAGTGAAAATGGCAGTCGTAGGTTCACAAACAACTACACCTTTTCAATCTGACTATTTAGATCAGGTTTTTAGTGAAGCTCAAAGATTATATGAGAGCGGTCAATTAGCACCCACACCTTTTCTTGGGCAAAGAGTTACTCCGATGTCAGATCAAAGAAGGGATGCTTTGCAAATGCAAGAAGATATTGCAAGAGCTGGTAACCCTTTCACAGAAGCACAGACAGGTAATTTAGTTTCTACTTTGAGAGGTGATTTTCTTTTACCAGAGAGTAATCCATTTTTAAGAGCAACTTTTGATCAAGCGGCTTCAGGGGTAAGCGATGCAGTAGCTAGTAGATTTGCGGCTGGTGGAAGATATGGTTCAGGTGCGATGGCAAACACTTTGGGTAGAAACTTAAACGAGTTGGCTACAAGTATATATGCGCCAGCATATGAGGCTGAAAGAGACAGAATGTTAGACGCTAATCGTTTTGTACAAGCTGCTAACCAAATGAGATTTGATGATCCAGCTAGACTAGCATTAGTAGGTCAAGAGTTAGAAAACCAAAGACAAAGAGAGCTTAATCAATCTTTAAATTTATATAATGAATTACAAGCACAACCAATCGATGCGTTGGGGCGTTATGCAAGTTTGTTAGGTGGTAATTTTGGTGGAGAAGTTTTACAAAGAAGACCCGATGGTGGCATTTTGGGAGATATAGCTACTGGTTTAGGTTTAGTTGGAGCAATATCTGATCTTGGAAAGAGTGGTAAAACATTAGGCGGCACAATTTCAAGTACGGCAAAAAATATAGGTAATTTTATAGGACTATAAAAATGGGTGAAATTCGAGATTACAACGTATCAGCAGACAGTAACACAGCCACACCGCCAGATGGCGCACCGGAAGGAATGGCACCAAGCACAGTAAACAATACTATGCGCGAGGCTTATGCCCGAATCAAACGTTTTTACAATGACACAAATGGAGCTAATACGACGGCTGGGAGTTCTAATACTTATACCTTAGCGGCTAGTCGAACCGTTGCCAGCTATGCGGCTGGTGATATGTATGTAGCTAAATTTAATCATAGCAATACCGGAAATTCCACGTTAAATATAGACTCCGTTGGAGCCAAAGGGATTGTTACTCCAAGTTTAAATGAATTACCGGTCAACAGTATAAGAGCTGGTGGTGTATATGCAGTAGTGTATGAAGCGTCAGCAGATAAATTTATTCTTCTTGATTCACATCCCTCTGAGAATCAAATCAATCTTAAAAATCCTGATAGCGAGGATACAGCCGGAGGGCGAGAATCACAGATTGTATTTAAAGGTTTACAATCAGGTTCAGAGGAATCAACACTCGGTCGGATACAAGCAAGTCATGAAGGCACAGGTGATGATGAAAAAGGTCAGTTAATATTTTCAACTAATGACGGTTCTGACTCCGATGCTCCCACTACCGCCATGACTATTGGTTCAGATCAAGTTGTGACCTTTGCAAAGAACCCATCAGGAGTTGCTTCTGGTATCGTAAGAAACTATATCAATAATCCAGAATTTTCAGTGCATCAGAGAGGATCTACAATTGATGCGGGAAGTGTCGGAGTAACAAATTCTGACGGTAGCTACACACTCGACCAGTGGGTATTACTAAGTGATTCAGATGATATTTGCGATGTTAAAAGTCAAACTTCTGATGTTCCAACTGGAAGTTCTACTGCTTTAGAGTTGGATGTAGAAACAGCTAATAAAAAGTTTGGAGTGCTTCAGTGGATTGAAAATGTAAATTGCGAATCTATCATTGGGCAAGAGGTTACTCTTTCAGCTCAAATAAAAGCTACAGCAGATTTGGATGATGTGCGTATGGGATTGGTGGTTTGGACGGGAAGCACAACGGACGCACCAAATAAAGATATTGTTTCGGCTTGGGAATCGGAAGGAGTCTTGCCAACGCTAGTTTCAGATATAGCTTTCTCTAACACACCAGCCGACTTAGGAGTGACCACCTCTTTCGCTAAATATTCAGTGACAGCTACGATCAGTAGTTCTGCGAAAAATGTTGGTGTATTTATTTGGAGTAATGTCACAGGAACAACAGCGGGAACTGATAAACTCCATGTAGGACAGGTTCAGCTTGAGAAAAAATCTAGTGCTTCAGATTTTAGTTTCGAGCCTTACACAGACCTTTTACATCGATGCCAGAGGTACTTTCAAGGTTACTCTGAAGCTACAGGAGCAAGTCTAGTAAATACGCACGTTGGTCATGCTTTTACTACTTCGGCAAGAACAAGATTATCCTTAACCACTCCGATGCGAACAGGCGGAAGTGTTACTTTTTTAAATTATGACGTATCTGGTAAAACTGGAGGTGCAATTACAAGTATTACTTACACCGCACAAACTAGACCTAATGTTACCGCTCTTTCGTTCAACGTAAGTTATAGTACTTTAGCTGGTTTTAATACACCAACTAATTTAAATGGTGCATCTCAAATTTTACTTTTTGTAAATACAGGTGGTTTTATTTTTATCTCCGCAGAAATAGGAGTTTAATTATGTTTTCTGAATTAAAATATGTAAAAGCAGAATATTTGCCAAATAAATTTATAACATCTATTCAAGGTAAAAAAGATGGATACCAATGTGCAATACCTTGCGATGAGTTAAATAGTGATTACATTGCAATAATGAAATTAGTTGACGCTGGAGAAATTACAATCGAAGGTACAGGTGGCAAATATCAGTGTTTTGATGACCTAACTTTAAAAGATGAGTCATAATGTCAACTGAAAAAATATTTGAAGTTGCCTCTGATCTACAAGCGCACCAAGTTCAAGTGGAGGAGAGGATTAAAACAGTTTTTAATCGTTTAGAGGCAATAGAAAAACGCCTTGACGAAATATCGAGTCTACTGACTAAAGTAGCAATTTTATTAATCACATCAATGGGGGGTTTGATAATAGCTTTAATTTTAGGATAGCAACATGGAACTTATGTCCATTACCGCGTGTTTAGCGGTAGCAAATAAATGTATTCAAGGAATTAATAAAGCCTGTAATGCTGGGCAAGATATAGACAGATGTATGAACAATGTGCAAAGATTTTTTCAAGCAGAAAGTGATTTGCAAACGCATATAAAAAAAAATAAAAAACCACCTTTATTTAAAAAATTAACTAATGAAAAAAGCATACGTCAAGAAGGGTTGGAATTGTGGCGTATGCGTCAGGCAATGGCAAGTCACAGAAAAGAATTATATACCCTGATCACCTATAGTTATGGGAAAGAAAAATGGCAAGAATTAGTACAGATTGAAAATGAGTTAAAAAAAGAAAGAAAAGAAGCAATAGATAAACAAATTGAGATGCGGCGTAAATTTGCCGATGCAATTTTTTTATTGTTAGGCGCAATTGCAATTATTGGAATATTAGTTGGTTTTGTTTACGTTCTAAGTTTAGGTGGTAAATGATATTAGTATTTCAGCTAATGATTTACATAAACGGCGTACCTCAAATAAATGATGTAAGTTATTGGAAGTCAGCTTTACGATGTGCGGAGTTCAGTCAAATTATACGAAGGCAAAATTACCGTTATGACAATAAAAAATATCCGCAACCAGAGATTGGTGCGGTGTGTGTTCCAAAAATGATTAAGAAAAATTCAGTATATGTATGGGAATAAATTATGGCAAGTATTGATGAATTGTTGAATATGCAAATGCAAGGTTTAATGCAAACTCGGCAACAACCAAATGCGTTTAGTTTGCTTGGTCAAGCTCTCGCGCAAGCAAGCAGTCCAAATGTAACCGGATCTACATTTCAAAGAATTGGTATGGTTCCGGGGTTGCTTGCCCAAAACATGGCAGAAGTTAGAAAACAAGAGTTAGCGGAAAGACGAGATCAGATTGAATTATTGAGATTACAGCGTCAATTTCAAGATGAAGAAGCACAAAGAATGCAACGCCAGCAGTTAAATGCAAATATACAAAGTTTATTTAGTAATAATCCATTAGCACAATTAGCGGCGCAAAGAGGTGATGTAGAAACGGCTTTAAAGTTATCAGGTCGATTGCAACCTTCACGCGCAGAACAACTTGAAGAAATGCGAGCAGAGGCAGAAATACAAAAATTAAAAGATGCTCCTAGATTAGCACGAGAAAAAAAGATTAGTGAGATACAAGATTCAACAAATAAAGCAATGTCAACTATTGCTTTAATTAAACGTTTAGAAAAGTTTATAGATACTGAGGGTTTTGATACTGCTTTTGGAGGTGGCATTCCAGAGCTTGCGGGGTCATTATTTGCAAGACAAAGGCGTGCTGATGCCGCCGGAGCTTTGAGAGCAGTTCAATCAGCCGTTGTTAAAAGTGCTATAGAAGATTTAAGAAAAGGAAGCGCGGCTGGTGCAACTGGTTTAGGTGCGCTTAGTGAAAAAGAATTAGGTATATTAGTATCTTCTGCCGGTGCATTAGATCAAACTTCATCCGACCAAGAAATATTAGATACAGTAACTGGTCTTAAAGATGGGTTACTAGGATTGATAAAACTAAATCAAAAAGCGTTAAATGAATTAGGATTATAATATGGCTTCTATTTATGAACAAGCGCAAAAACTATATCCAAGTGTAAAAGATGATGACATTCTGTTTGAGTTAGCAAAAACAGATTTTCCAAACGTCACAGAAGATAATTTTAGAACCGATCCAAATATGGTTCTTAGCTCAACATCAAACAGAAACAGACCAATGGTGTACGATCAAAATGATCCTGTAGTTAGATTTTTAACTCCATTAGCATTATTTGGACAAGGTGCGAGTTTTGGTTTAGCAGATGATATTGCTGGTGCGGTAAGAGGACTTTTACCCGGCACAAATTTTCAACAGGAAAGACAAAACGTTAGAAACCTTTTTAGCCAAGGGCGAGAGGCAAGACCTATAGAATCTGCACTAGCTGAACTTGGTGGTAGTTTACTAGGAGGCGTTAGAGCATCTCAAGCCCTTGCTAATACACCTGTTGGTAGAAGTCTCTTAAATAATTTATCAAACCGATCACCTTTAAGTAGGATAGGTGCTAACTTAGGTGGTTCAGCGGTAGCTGGAGGGCTGTTAGCAATTCCTCAATCGGAGTCCGGTAATTTAGGTTCAGACATTGCTACAGGTGCATTATTAAATACAGTAGGTAGTGCGGTATTTCAACCAGTAGCCGCGTTAGGAGAAAGAGTCGTGCAAAACGTTGCCCCAGCGGTAAGTAGATTGTCATCTAGTTTTGTGCAAAACCCTCAAGAAAGATTTGGTAGGCAATTAAGAACTGATTTAGACAGAGATAGAATGTCAGCGGATGATGTTATTGAATTTGGCAGAAAAGATCCAAATCTTATGCTGGTAGACATTCCAGACTCTAACGTCCAAGCGTTAGGAGATGCTTTTGCTACTTTACCCGGTTCAGCAAAACTTGATGCTGGTAGAGCATTAAATGAAAGAGCTAGAGATTCTCAAACAAGATTGTTAAAAACTGTCGCAGATGCTGTTGGAATCTCAGATAGAAAAGTAAACTTTGATGCAGTTAATCAGTCTTTGTTACAAAATATGAAAACACTAAGCCCTCAATATGAGCAGATCTTAGATGAAAATATTGTAGAAATGACTCCACAGTTAGCTAAGTTACTTGAAACGCCGACGATGAAAAATGCTACTAAAAGAGCTATTGCAATATTACAGGATGAAAGGAAGCCAACAGTAGTCCAACAGTTTAATCCTTCTTTTGATGCAAGAACTGGTGAGGTAATGGAGTTTACAATTTCTGAGACACCAAGTTTGCACACGTTTCAAAAGATTAAAGAAGGCTTAGATGAGCTTATTGATGCACAAACTGATATCACTGGTAAAGTTTCAGCTGAAGGTGCAAGATTTGTTGGTTTAAAAAATGATTTACTAAAAGAGTTAGACAAAATAGAAGCATACAAAGTTATTAGAAAACAATACTCTACTGAGAAGAGCGCAAAAAGAGCTTTAGAGCTGGGTCGAAAATATACACGAGCAGATAGTGAAGTAACTGAGAGAATGTTTAAAGATCTAAGTGATAATGATCAGGCATTTTTTAAACTCGGAGCGGCTAGAAACTTAAGTGATAGAATTGATAGAAAAGGATTAGATGAAGGAGACTTTCCAGAATCAGCTATTCCTCAAGCTCTAACTACTTTAGATGCTCAAAGAATAAGGGCAGTTTTTGATAAAGAAAATGCGGATAAAATTATAAATAGATTTGGAGCTGAAAGACTTTTTGCTAAAACAAAAAATGTTGTAGGTAAAGGATCTCAAACTCAACCGAGGCAACAAAAGATACAAGATATGGCTCAACCAGAGGTGTCAACAAATTTAAGTATTGGAGGCGCGTTACAGGGTCTATTTGGGAATCCAGCAAATTTAATATCGGAAGCCGAAAGAGATATAGCCGGTAGAGTCTTATTTCGTCCCATAGTGGAGCAAGAGGGCTTGCTTAGAAATCTACTTAATCAAGCACCAC